ATTCAAACTCAAAATGGTCAAATACATTGATAATAGTAGTTAAATAAATATATTCCAATAATAGTTCTGGAAGTACACTTTCAAAAGAATTTTTACTACCTAATTTACAACAAAAATTTAAGAACGCTTTTTTAATTTGTATACCATGTTTTATTAATTGAGTATTTAATGTATTTACTATATCTTTTGTTTTTTTAAAATAAAAAGATGTTAAAAATGGTGTTATTATTTTATTATCCATAATTTCTTGCTGGTTTAAATTAAGTAAAGAATTATTAATATTTACTATTGAAATTATATCTTGTTTGTTATTATCGTAACTCATTGAGATTTCAATCGTATTATATCGTTTTTTTAGTACATGATTTATCGGTGATTCTGTATGCTTTTCAATAAAATATATGTTATTATGATAAATAATAGGCATTTTTATAATATTATTTTGTGTTAATATATGGTTTATTGATTTTGTTATTGAACTATAAATTAATTCACTATAATTTTCCATAAATGAAAGATTAGAATATGTTTTTTTTTCTGTTATTGTATCTTTTTTTTGAATTTCCACTAATTTATATGTATTATTTATTATTAACTTTGATTTTGATATTATATTTTTCGATATATCGTTATTTAACATATTATATATTATATACTTTTTATATTTGTATTTAAATTATACCGATTATTACTTATTTCTATTAACCATTAAATAATTGTTTATATAAGTTTCTGGAAAATTATAGAATCGAGCCGAATTAACTATCTTATTTTCATATCTTTTACTAGGATTTTTACTTATATTAAGATTACATTTAGTAGAAGAAATATATGAATTCATTATAAATACAGAAGCTTGATATGTTTTATTTGAAACGAATGATCTAATTTTTAATACTTCCAGTGTATAATAATTTTTATGTATTCCTTCTTTTTTAACGATAATGTTGAATAATTCATTAGACAATTTTACAATACTACCATAGACTTTTGTTTTTTTATTTGGTATAATAGTTGCCTTTGCTGATTTAATCTTAGGGGTTGCTGTAGGTAAACATATATTTCTATAACTAAATTTATAATTATCTAATATACCAATATCTAATAATTCAAAATGTTTTGATTTATTGTCTTTTAAACGATTATTGTATTTTAACATTTCATATTCAGACATATTTGAACCATAACAAAAAATAATATGGTTTAATTTTGGTTGATTCATATAATATATATTACTATTTTAATGAATCATAATATTTTCTTATTTAATATTATAACGATGAACAAAATGTTAGATTCATTACTAGGTCCATTAGGCCCTGAATATTGTTATTATTTCTACATTCTTATGGTTATTAGTTTAATTGTATTGGCTGCTGCTGTTGTTGGTGTTATCCGTCGTTTATTGACTGATAAAAAAGCTGAAATTATTACTCTTTTGGTATTGTTGGTTCAACCATTATTGGTTTACTTTGTAAACCGTCTTTTATACACCATGTGCATTGGTTCCGTTAAAAATCAAGCATTGATGTAAATACTATATAAATATTAATACAATTATTAATATTTATCAATGATATCACATATTATTGATTGATTGAATTGTTGATTTATTTCTGCTTTTATATTAAATGTCATCGATAAGAAATAATATTACAGTATTTAGTAAAAATCTTACAAGCTTTAAATTTGATACTGATTTTATTTACAATTTTATAGCAGGTGGATTATTAATTGCTATATCTGGTTATATTTCAAAATTTTATAGTAGTTATTTAAGTGGTTTACTATACGGTTCATTACCATTTGGTGCTTATTACCTTTACTTATATTCTATTTACAATGGAGGAACAAAAAAAGATTTCAAAAGTGACTTAGACAAAGGGGTTGACTTTGTAAATGGTTCGGTTATTGGTGGTATATTATGGGTTGTTATGGTTGCTGTTCTTTATTTAAATCTGCAAAATCCAATAAATATCGTTTTTATCGCTACATTTATTTACATTCTTATTATATTTATTCAAGTTTACTATATTAATAAAGGTAGTCAATATTTATTAGGATAATGGTAATAAATTTTATTTCAAATGTATTTAAATGTAATAGATTATTATATTATAATTAATATAACGATGGTCATTAAGATTGCTATTTCTGGAAAAATGTGTAGTGGTAAAAGTTTTTGTTCTAAGTTAATTAAACAACGCTATCCACAATTTCAATTATTTAGTTTTGCTGAAAAATTAAAATCGGTCACTCATGATTTATTTTGGGACCAATTTGAACTTGTTGGTGGTAAGGAAAATACTATATCTCAGCTTCATAAAAACAGAAGTTTATATGTAGATGTTGGTCAGCGCATGCGAGATATTGACCCTGATATATGGACAAAATATGTATTGAAAGAAACTAGAGGAGTTAATTTTGCTATTATAGATGATTTGCGATTTAAAAATGAAATGAATGCTTTGAAAAAGGAGGGATGGAAATTAGTAAAACTTAATATTACCAGGGACCAGCAAATACGACGGTTACAATCCACATATATTAATAGCGATGAACATATTTTAGGCCTGGATTCTGAAACAGAAAAAGATTTAGATGATGTATCTGATAGTGAATTTGATTTGGTTTTGGATCAATCTGAATGTGAAGGTGAAGGCGGTGTTAATGTTTATCATTTAATGTCTTGGGTAGATGAGTTAGTATCTGCTCATCCTACTATCGATTCTAATGTAGTAGGTACTAGTGGTATTGAAAATGATACTAATTGTTGTAAAAATGATTGTAGTGATTGTAACGATAATTATAAAATGGGAATTGTTGATTTTGAAAAATATATCAAAGACAATGGGGTAATTTGTTAATTTAAATTATAAATATAAATTATAACTATAATTTAAATGGAAAAAAAAGATGCCTATAATCAAACAGATTTCGGTTTTCATAATAATAATATAGAAAATATGATTAACGACTTTAAATCTCATTTAGAAAAAATAGATATAAATGAAGTAATGAAACATATACATTTGAATGAGAGTATTCCTATCATGAGTAGAAATGATTCTTGTCGTGTACCTGTAAATTTTAAGAATAAATTTGGTATGTGTGAACCTAGAATGGGTTTAAAATGTATGGTAGGAGGAGCTGGATTAAGTGTTATGTCTAGTATCATTGGCTATATTTTAATATTAACATTGGTGATATTTGTTTTAGCTTGTTTTTTAGGATATTTGTTTTATTTAAAACATCATAATCGTTGTGAAAATAAAGATTGTTTGTTTAGTTTTGAACGTGATTTTATGTTGCAAATAAAAAATGATATTTGTAGTTATGTGAAAAAAATAATTTGTTATTTATTGAAAAAATCCGTTTCTATTATTAATCATATCTCGAAATTTATTCATGTTTCTTTTGATATTTATAATAAAAGTGTTGACGAGTTATTATTACATATAGACAGTTGTGGCAATGATTGTATTGGTAATAGTGGAAATTGTTGTAAGATGTAGAAATTGTATACAAAATAATTTAATGTATTAAATGAAATAAATTATTTTTTTGTAAATGTTTTGTGATTCTTATTGTTTTTTTTTAGTTTTTTTGTGCCTGTTTTTATGGAGTTTTTTGTTATTGTTTTTATGGGTTTTTGATTTTCCTCCTTTTAATGATGTTGTTGCTAATTTTGCTAACATCTGATTTTGCATATTAGAGGTATTTTGAAGTCCTAATTTTTTAGCAAATGCGGTTTTTGCCATATTTGTTGCTTTTGATTTTGCTTGATTCACCATATTAGATGCTGTTTGAGCTGCTAATGATGCAGCTGTTTGTGGTGTTGATTGATTTTGTGATAATGGATTTCCTGTATAATCAAACATATTTGCTATTATTTTTTTTATTTTGGCTAATTCTACTGGATCGATTTCATTGTTGTTTTTTTCTTCTACTTCTTCAAATATCTTTTTAACGGTTAATGGATCCATTCCAACCGTCATTTTAGATATTTTTCTTATCAAATCTTCTCTTTCTTGTTGATTTACTTTTTTCATTATTCCCTCATTTAGTGCTGGTATATCACTAAATACAGCTTTTACTTTATTATCGTCAATGTGTTTTATTATTTTAGAAGAACGTTTTGTTATGTTACCTACTACGGTTTGTCCTTGTATTAAGTTAGCATTGTTTTCTATTTTTGATTTTATTTCATCTCTATGATTTATCGTTTCTTCACTATTTATTTGATTTTTCTTAGCAAAAAAATTAATTAGTGAGTCAGATGTATTATCAATATTTAAAACACATAATTGAGATACGATTTGTTTTCTTAGACCACCACTTGGAGTTGAACAACTCATATTAATATATATTGTTATTTTATTTTAAAATTGAATACTTTTAACAACCAATTATTTATTATTAAGATAATAATATATAATTATACATAATTATAATACAAACATGTCAGCAGTAGCAGTAGCAGTAGCAGTAGCAGTAGCACAATATATTCCAAACGATTTAATATCACATATCAGTGATTATGATTATACATCCCCTATTTATTTTACTAACAAGCATTACTATAAAAAAGGAGCTGAAATTAGAAATAAAGCGGTTATAAAATTACAAAAGTGGTATCGTAAAAATATGCTAAAAAATTATCATCCAAGTGATATATGGAAAAGTAGAGGTCTTATGATAAGAATGTATTTGGGGGTTTATATTGGTAATTATGAACGATTTATGCTATCTCTCCCAGATTCAATTGTTGATAAATTTCAAAGGGTAAATTATATTCAAGAACAAGAAATTAAAACTGGATTAGATGAAGCTTATTGTGTATTTAAGCAAACCGATGGCAAGAAAAGCGATGTCTTAAGATTCTTGCTTAATAATAAATTAAATGCTGAATATTATAGAATTTATGGTATATAGAAAATTATAAATAATTAAATTGTTGTTGTTGTTGTTGTTGTTGATTTGATTGATGGATAGTAATAACAAAAATAATATAAATTTTTATTATTTTTGTTATATAAATGGGAATTATGTTTATTGGTGTTATTGTTGGTTCTATGTTGTCTGTTTTTATTGGAATGCAACTTTGCGGACGTTGCTGTATGCGACCGCGTTATATTAATTTGGAAGATTATGATGAAATTGTTTGATTGTTTAATGGTTGATTGTTTGCATGATATTATTCATCTAGAAAAGACAACTGTTTACTATTCATAATTGTCTCATATATTTTAAAATTAACAGCATTTACTATCATTGCTCGTAGTAAACATACATGAATACCTTTCCATAGATTTTTTTGGTTGAATGCTTCGCGAATGGTAATATTTTGAGCGATTTGTCTTGATGCTATAACATCTATAGGATAAGTTAGTGTCCATGAAGCGAGACCTGTTAAACCTCCGCATATTAATGTATTGTCTATGTGTTTTTTGAATTCATAAAACGTTTGAAAATATACTCCCATGGCTAATGTTTCTCTTGTTGAAAGAGACAGTAATCCTCTTGTGGTTTTTATTTGTTTAAATGTTGCTTTCATGATGCGTTTATTTATAGTGTGTTTTTTGTTTTGTTTAGGTTTTGTTTGTTTAGGTTTTGTTTGTTGATGTTGTGTTTTATTGTATACTTGGTGTTTTATTTTAAACGATTCTAAAACATAAGCAAATGGTGATATAGCCATTCCTCCTAGAAGACCGGATGTAAAATGGTTTTGGGTATATTTATAGGAACGTTCATGTGTTGTAAAACAAATTACATTAAATAATGAAGAATAAAATAATGGAAATTTCCATCCTCTATAATATTGAGATACTGGTAATGAATACCATGGTTGTTTGTTTTGAATTAGAATCTTAGCAGTATCAAAAGGATGTCCTATTAATAATTGACCTAATCCTACACATGAAGAAGCTACAATATCTTTCATTTAGTTTATATATATTATTTATGTAAGGTTTATATAATATATATAAAAGGTTTATATCTTTCAATTTAATTGTTTTTACATTGTTTTACATTGTATTATTTAAATACGGCCATAATATTATCATAGTAATAATAATTACATTTAATGCTGCGTGGTTATGATCTTCTATTGTAATACGAGATGTTGAATTATACTTTGTATTGTACTTACTATTTAATATAATATCTACAATATCTATTCCGTAATTTGTTTTTGGATCTATATGATGATTTTCATGTTCTATCGGTTCGATAAAGCGATAATTTATATTATGAACGGTAGCATAAAAAAACGCCCATAACAGTAAGATGTGATTATTTAACATTATTTTAAATGGAAATTTGGAACTTGATGTAGTAAAAGTTAATGTTGGGGAGAGATAGTTGTTTAAGATTATTAGCAATCCTCCTTGTGTTAAGAAATTCTGCACAAATTCAATAATAACATTTGTAGGTCTACGATTTATAGACGTATTGTGATGTGTTACTGCGTGAAAATCAATTGTAATTTCAAGTATCGTTTCTATAATTCTATTTAATAGTGGTATTCCATGTATTTTTTTAAGAATACTATTTGTTGAATGTTTATACATTTTTGTAAAATTATAAGAATGAGAAATATAATGCATTAAATATCCCCAAAAAGCTATAAATATATAAGTATATATACCAGAAATATAAGACGATATTGAATAACCAGTTGTAAAATAAGATATGGAAATAATAGATAACACAATTGAAAACCAAAATAAATAATTTGTTTTTAGACTATTATATATTGGACTAGATGTATCTGTATCTGTATCTGTATCTGTATCTGTATATGAGTTGTTTTGCAAAGATTTAGTATTATTCATGAGTAATTTAAGATATATAAAAAGTAGATATATTTTATCAAATATATACGAATTTATGACAAGCGTTAAATGTTGGTATTATTAATATTATTTTTATTTAATGAATAAAGATGAAAATGTTAATGAAACAAATAGTAAAGATAAATTGGGAGAGAAAGAAGTAAGAGAAAAAGAGAAAGAAATAAAAGAGAAAGAAGTAAGAGAAAAAGAATGCACTGATAATCGCGGTGGTTATGTCGGTATTAGAAAAAGGATAAGAGATTTTATTGTAAATAAACATGTAGAATTTATAAAAAATTCGGGGATGTCACCTGATCTCGCTTCACTTATTATTAAAATTATTCATTTTAGATTACCATTTGATTTATTTTTAGCTGCTCACTTGTCATCTCCATTTTTGGCTTTATGTTTATGGATTTTTGTTATGTGTGTTTTTTCTTGCTTTTTATATTTAGATGGATGTGTATTATCATCCATAGAATATAAATTAAATGGTAATAGTTTAAATGTCATGGATATATTTTTGTGGATGTTTAAAATGGAACCTAATTTTAAAAACAGATACAAGTCTACTATTATAGCTGCTATTATTTATTTAAGTTTATTTTTTCTAATGGTTTACAATAAAGGAGGATTTGCTATTAATAATTTAAATAAACTTATGTATTTTATGACTTTTTCTTATTTTACTGGATTTATTTCTTATGATAAACAAGTTGATAATGTAGAAGAACTTGTAAAAACATTTTATAATTAATTGTAATTGTGTTATGTGGATTGTGTTATGTGGATTGTGTTATGTGGATTGGGTGTGGATTGGGTGTGGGTTGTGTGTTGTTTTAAATTGAAATATTAAATTTACTATTAAAAATATATTAAATTTAATACTTAATTATTAATTAATGGGTAATTGTTGTAAAAAAGATAGTGTAATTGAATATGCTTGTAACAGAGATGTATTTATGAGAAATTTTATTAATTGGAATAATGTCGATGATTCCATACCAATGTTATCATTTAAAGGTCAGAGGATTTATTGTAAGGTTGTGTCTGTATATGATGGTGATACAATTAAGGTAGTGTTTCCGATCATAGGTTCCGGTTCTATGAAATTGTATAAATGGAATTGTAGGGTTAATGGAGTAGATACTCCTGAATTAAGAACCCGAAATCATTTGGAAAAAGATGTAGGTTATAAAGTAAGAGATAAATTAAGAGAAAAAATATTGGGTAAGGTCGTTTATATTGTATGTGATACATTTGATAAATATGGTAGATTGCTTGTAAATATATATATTCATGGGGAAGATATATCAAAATGGTTAATTGATAATGAATATGCTTTTAAATATGATGGTGGTAAAAAACGCAATTGGGGTGAATTTTTAGAAAATAAGGAAAAATCAAAAAAAGGATATCATAGCGATACTGAGATAAGTGATGATTTCGAAGACGAGATTGAAGATGAAGTGATTGTGTAGTTGGGTGGTGGTGGTGTTGTTTTATGATTTTAAATTTAACATAAATAAACCAGCTATAACTAGAGCAATGCCAATTGATTGAAATGTTGATATTTTTTCATTAAAGATAAAATAAGATATTAGAGTTGTAAATAATACTACTAGAGGCCATACAAATGCCACAGAGTAAGAACCATTGTTTATTTCTAATACCTTCCAAAACATATATATACCAAAAAAGCCTGCTATGATTGAAATAATAAATGCTATTAATAGTGTAGATGTTGTTTTTTTTGTTACTATTTCTTTTATATGTTGTAAATAGTTTACTGCTGTTGTTGTGTTTTTTTGAGATGATAATATTAATATGATTAATAATACTAACGCAGGAAATCCCAATCCCATTCTTAGTACATATAAATCCAATGGTGTTACTGCTTTTAATAAATAATGCTTTGCTAATATCGTGGTTAATGACCAAGAAAATCCAGATAATAAAGCAAATAAATATGTTTTAGGTATGGATAGTAAATAATTTATCATAATTGTATGTATATATTAAATATATAATAATTTGGTGTAAAAGTGGGAAGTTTGAAGTGTAGGGTCAATTGGACAAGGTGATTGTTAATATAAATTAGATTAGTTAATATATAATAATAAATATGTATTTATTTATTATAATATGTTGAGTAGACGTAAACGTTTACAAAAAAAAGCAAAAAGAAGAAGGAGTTTTATAAAAAAAAGTAGTAGTATGGAAGCGGTTCCATTGGATAATAATATCACTCTTAATAGTTGGATGGAAGATAATTATACAGAACATACACTTGTTTTTGAAAATTTAAATGTCGTTCCAGCTACACATAATTCTGGTGCTGTTTTTTTTAAGAGTGTAAAACATTGTATTCCATGGGGATGGGCAAAATGTCAACATTTAACTATTATGGAACAATTAAACAATGGTATTCGTTGTTTGGATTTGCGACTTAAATTGGTAAGAGATAGTTCAGATAATTCTCATTATCAAATCGTTCATTTTTTTGAATCGAGTTATTCGTTTATGGATATTATGAATGATATTGGTACTTTTTTAAAAGAAAATCCAAAAGAAACCGTATTTGTGATGATTAAACCAGACTGGAATACACGAGGAGATTGGAGATTCAATGATTTGGATATTTTGTGGAAAAAGATAAAGGATTTGGATTTTGTTTTAAAGAAAAATGAGTGTTATGATGGAAATGATAAATTGTTACTGAACGAACTTCGCTTCAAAAATATAAGAGGTAAGGCGTTTATTATGCCGGATGGTCATTTTTATCATAGTTACAAAAATATTGAGACGGTTGATAAGGTAAATGGAACATTGGATATTGATTCTATACATGATGTAAAAATTGTTTATCCAAATTTTATTAATAAATGTGTTAATTGGAATTCTGGAACCATTCGTGTTGCTAAAACAAGAATCGAATCGTTTCTTAATGATAATATTAAAAAACAACAAAATATTAAACGAGTAATGGAACCTGGTGAGAGTGAAGGTGGAAGTCGTGGGGGTGAAAGTGAGGAAAAAAAAGTTGAAGGTGATGATGAAGAAGTAATGAAGGAATATAGTATTAGCAATACTGTATTGGATATGAAAATGTATGAAAGAAATGTATTTCCTTTAATTGAAACAAATGTTTTATTATGGAAAGGAGTTCTTCCACCTTATATTTGTTGTAGATTCATGCACCCTTATTTGAAACGAGATTGTAGTAAACAAAGTAGTAGTAGTAATAGTGAAATTTGTTATGTAAAAAAATTAGGATTTCTTTTATTGGATTTTGCTGATCCTA